TGCGTAGGTCTTGCACGTTGATGTTGATTTGTTGCGCCTTTTGTAAGCCATAAGTCTTCTGATCCCATCGCTCGGCCAGCCACTGGCGAGTGCGGATGCGCTGGACATCGCGCTGCGGATTGCTGTCAGCCATGCTGTCTGCAATGGTCATTGTCTCCACCGCGAGCTTATCGGCGGCTTTCGCTCGCGCACGCGCAATTATATTGGGATCTGTGTCCTCAATCCATTGCTCGAGCGCCCTACGCCCAATGCCAAGCTCGTAGCAAATCATTGTGTGTGACTTGCCTGCCTCGAACATCGACACGATCATGTCGTCTGGCAACTCTTCCAGCAACTCCATGTCTTTGCGAAACTTAGGTCTTCCGGCCATTCTTGAACCTTTCTGCCTGTTCGGAATTGAACTTGTATTCCATCTTGTCATTGTCGCTGAATGTCAGATCGTTTTCAAAGTCATCAAAGCCTGTTGCCCCGCCAGGCTTGAACTCTGACGTTGGCTTGAAACTGGTGAGCTGTGCTGTTGGCACAAGCGCCTTGATCTTGATGACTTCCTGCATCCGAGGATCAGCCAGCAGCACCTCCATCTCTTGCATTGACCAGATGTGATGATTCGCCAAGTCCTGTCGCTGAGTCTGTATTGCTACTGCCTCATTGACTGTTCTGACAATCACCATAGTCTGACCATTCTGCATTTCCCACTCAATCCGAGGAATGGCTGATGCTGGCTCCAATGCTTCTTCGGTTGCCCACTGATCCAACACGTTGTACGCCCTGATCATTCCCGCCACGCTGGAATCAAACTTAGCCTGATCTTTGGACTCAATAGCTTGATGCAATCTGCTGTTCTGAATCCAAAATTTCTCTCTCAGCTCACTGCTTACTAAAGTAGTCAGTCGGTTTTCTCCCCATTTCCTATCGCTGGCAGCCTTAACTGACTCCAACTCCACCAGTTTTGATTGAACGTGAATCGTCCAAGGATCTGCCTTTGGACTTGGATGCTCCACCACTGGATGCTTGTTTGGGTTTCTCTTTGTTGCCATCTCGTTTCCTCAGTTTCAAATGGTGCATGGGTTACATATCATCGAGTCTTCTAGACTCTCGATTTGTAACTGTAACCATGCAAGCGTCAATTGGTAACATTTGTATATCGTTTGTAACTTGTAACCTGTATGTTTATCCAGCCTCAAAGTCGGTGCTTTTAAACTGTAACCATACAAAATCGTCCCTGATCGCGCCCTCACCTGACTCAATCAGTCGCTGTTTTGCTCTGTGCCATGCCGTCTTGAACGTGCCTTTATCCTCATCGGTACACCCCATCTTGGACCACAATTCCTGCCGCCACTGCTCCAATCTGATCGCATGGCGTTGTAAACCATCGATGTACTTTGGCGCTCCATGCTCTTTGACCATCTTCTCTAAGCAGAGCATCTCAAGTCGCTGATTTTTTCCTTTTCCAGAGTTTCCCTTGCTGGCCTTTGATGGCTCAATATGCGTGTCATCGGATGACTGCACCGCCAAGCTGACCACTGGCTCACTCAGTCCCAAGCCTGCTGGCCTGATCTCTACCTCCACCATCTCAAAGCCAAATCGCTCGTTGTCAGCTCCATCCTTTTGCTTGCTGATGGTGAGTACGCCTTTCATCTGCTCGTCAAAGCGCAGCAGCTCCAGCTCTGTATCTACGGCGCCAAGCAATGATGAATGGCCGCGCAGTCCTTTGGCGGCGTCTTTGCCACTGTGGTGCAGCACCATCAAGGCGCAGTTGAGGAATTCCTGTACCTTTCCCATTGCCGTGATGAATGCACCCATGTCTTCTGAGCTGTTCTCGTTGCCGCCGCCAAAGGCTCTGGCTAATGTGTCGACTATGGCGAGGCTGAATTCCATGCCTGTTTGCTCCACTAGCGTGACCACGGCCATCATGAGCGCGTTGAAGTCCTCGGCGCTGGATCTGAGGTTGAGCTGATGCCTGACTATGTATATCGGTGCGCCGTCCTCTGTTTGGTGATGGAGTTTGCAGGCTTTGATCCTTGCGCCGATACCGCCAAAGCCCTCGCCGGCCAAGTACAGCACCGCGCCGGTCTGCTTAACTGGCCTGCCCATCCAAGGCATTCCAGTAGCTATACATTGAGCAATATGAAGAGCGTGGAAGCTCTTGAAGCTCCCAGGCGGCCCGTACAGCGCCGTGAATGATCCTTTCGGGATAACGCCATCAATCAGCCACTCGACTGGCTCATCCTGAATGGTGTCCCAAGATTCAATCTTGATGATCTTGGTTGGCTTGGGCTTGTCTACTTCTTTTGGTGGGTCAGGCGCAAATTCATGTTCAATTTCAGCCTGTTTTTGTACATAAGAATCCTGATGTGTATAAATTTCGTCTGTTTTTGTACTTGATGCTGTAATCGCCTGTAGTCTTTCGGGTATCGTTACATCATCCACGCTTGTGATCTTTGGCGCTGCCTTGACCAACGCCGCCAGCTCTGCCCTACCGCCGCCTGCCTCAATGAACTCATATGCGTCATCGCCCTGCTCTTGCAGTCCGAGATCGACAACTTTTAGCGCCTTGGCAATAGGCAGGATGGCCTCTGCTGCCTTGCGAGCGTAGCTCCAGCCACTCAGATCGTTGTCTGGCAGGATCACCACATTGGCTCCAGCAAAATATTCGGTGATGGCGTCCGGCCAATGCCCTGCACCGCTGTGCGCTGTTGTGGCCACCACGCCGAGTGACATAAGCGCGTCCACCGCCTTTTCGCCCTCCGCGAGGTAGATGATCCTGCCAGCGGTCTTCGCGTCCAGCAGCTCGGGTAGCTTGTAGGGGACTATGCGTGCATCGCCAAGCGTTGGGTAGCGTTTTCCATCTGTATCTACTTTGTAGAGCCGATACGTCTTGCCTGTTTCACCTATGCGCAGCCGATGCTTGACAAATACTGTGACGCGGTCTTCGTCTTGGTACTGCCATTCCTGCAGGAACTCGACTTTGGGTAGAGGTTTGATGTTGGCGAGAGGGTCGGGTCTTTCCTCCAGCTCTGGCAATAGGTTTCTATCCTTGATGGTGTTGAATACCTCTTCCTGCGAGCACCCGCCGTGGCAATGGAATAAGGGTTTGCCGTCATCTCCAATGTGGATGGAGAGTGATGGATTCTTGTCGCCGTTGCCTTTGCCGTGACTCGGTACTGGGCATGAAGCTACCCATTGCCCATTTGCTCTTTTCGCGTTGCCGAGCGTCTTGGCTATTTGTTCTGCTTGCATATTGCCTCTACTTGTTCTATGCGTTTGCCTATCCACGCCATCACAGGCACTGCCATGCTGTTGCCCAATGCTTTGTACCTTGGGCCATCAGGCGTAGGTTTGTTTTTGCTTTTGATGTCGGTGTAGTTGTCGGGAAAGCCTTGGAGTCTCTCGCATTCTGTTGGTGTGAGTCTTCTGACGGCCATTGATTGAAGTATTGCCGCGCCGCCTTGATGCATTGCAGGATTACTTCCTGACGCATCCAAAGTCTTTGTGGCATCAGCATCAGTGACATGGATGTCATCTTTTAACGCACCTTTACCTGGCGCAATGTTGTATGCAATAGGTTGCGCCACACCATGCACGCCTGTGGCGTTGAGCGTGTACATCGGACCGCCATCGGTGAACCCATCGCCGTTGCCGCCGTTATGAGGTTGTCGTCCAATGGTGTTCTCTGCAAGTGCAATGGGTTGCAACGCAACAGGCACATTCCCGCCGCCTGTACCCCACGTGCTAGTGACTGTGCTGCAAGTATCACCAAGGTCACGCACCCTGCTGTCCTGTCCATGCATTTCAAATACTGTTTGGGCAATGAATGTTTCACTTCCACCGCCGGCAACACCACCACTTGCTTTGGTTGTTCCACTTACATCAGCTTGTTTGTATTGAGCAAGACTGCTTTCATAAAACGCTGTTGTCTGAACAAGGTGACCATTGGCAACACTTTGATGCGTTAGCTTTCCTCCTCCGCACTCTGTATCGAGACTGCCTGCAACGCTTGGAATAGTGCTGGCGGCAGCACTTTGCCTCTTTTCTCTGCTCGGCGCAGGATGCCCTTGCAGGCTGTGGCGCTCAAAAAGAACCGCTGCGGCAGCTCGCCAGTCTCCAAGGTATCCGACAACGAACACACGGCGGCGTCTTTGGGCCACTCCGAAGTATTGAGCGTCAAGAACCCTGTAGGCGAACCCATACCCGAGTTCTCCCAACGCCCCGAGGAAGACTCCAAAATCTTTTCCTGAGTTAGATGACAGGACGCCAGGGACGTTCTCCCAAACCAACCATCGGGGCCGATATTTGTCAGCAATGGCAAGATAGGTGAGCATGAGGTTGCCACGCGGGTCATCCAATCCTTTTCGCAGTCCTGCGACTGAGAAAGACTGGCATGGTGTTCCTCCAACGAGAAGATCGACATCTGAGACATTTGTCCATTCCTTAAATTTGGTCATGTCGCCAAGGTTTGGCGTGTTTGGGTAATGATGTGCAAGCACCTCTGATGGGAATCTTTCGATCTCCGAATACGCTACTGCCTCCCATCCAAGGGGATGCCATGCTACTGTTGCCGCCTCAATACCACTGCAAAGTGATAGATATTTCATGTTGTATTTTTTAGAGGAAAAAAAAGCCGAGGCTGTTACACCTCGGCGCTTACTTGCTTTCAGTTAGAACATTTCGTCATCTTCTACGGCCTGCGCCATCACTGTCTTCGCAGGCGCTGGAGTTGGTGCGGCAACAGGCTTTGGAGCTGGCGCAGGAGGCGCAGCCACTTGCGCGGTGTACTCCTCATCGCTCTGCCCCATACCGGAAGGCTTATCAATCCAACTCACAATGGTGAAGTTGGGGATGCGTGTCGTGCCTTTACCGATCTTCTCCAGCTTACTACCTGTGTACTCCAGCACAGGCAACTTGCCTGCATTGGCGGCACGCTGTGCGGCGCATTCGGTGTACATCTTTTCCAGTCCCATGTTGGGACCCACGCCACTTGATGACCACTCACAAGTCCCGATCTCCTTGTTGTAAAGAGTGACGATGAAACCGCGTTTGTGGTCAGGCGTAGGCTGTGGACCTTTACGGCCAAGCTCTACATCGGGTTGCCAGTCGCGGATGCCGACACCAAGTTGGAGCCAGCCTGTTTGCACCGCATCGATGTCAAACACGATTTTCTTGAGCTGGATCTCAGCACCAAGGCTGTTAGTCCAAGCGTTTGCTTGTGGAGAAAAGCGGATGTAGTTTCCATTACCGCCACCAGAGGATAGATTTAGCATTTTGCGTTTCGCTTTCTTGAGTTAAGGGATGACATTATTGACTTAAGCCACGATCTCTCGCAAGCGTTAAGCCACTTGATACCTTGGCCGTCAATGCGTCCAAGATAACTCTTTGTTCCTTTGGCAGCAGTTTCTCTGCTGCCGTAGGAGAAATTAGTTCAGTCTCAAATATCTGAGAATCTGTAAGTCCTGCGTCAGTAAGAGCCTGACGCGCTGTTGTTGAGTCAATCCATTTGCGTGAGGCGCGTTTGGGTTGGAGCTGCCAGCCTAGTAGCACTGCGCCACCCTCCATCTGCTTTGTGGCGTGATCCTTTACTGCCTCAATGAACTTCTCTACCAATGGCGCTTTGTCCAATATGGCGCTGATCTGTGCAGGCGTGAGCGCCAGCATGACTGCATTGATATCACTTTTTGACATCACGCTGATGTCAGGTTGAGCCGCCACGATATCGAACTGCTCTTTCTGTGCCGAGCAGATATGCTTGGCTGGACACCACTGGCAGGCTGACTCTGATGGGGCATAGCGCGGTGCATCGCTCACAGCGTCATTGATGGCAGGCAGCAGCACTTCTGTCTCCCACACGCCCAGCTCGTCCACGCTCATGCGGTGTATGCGCTTCTCACCATGGTGGGGCTGGATGATTTGGAACTCGACTTCTTTTGGCTTGTGGCTGCTGTGCATCAGCGCACCAAGCGCGTATATCTTCATCTGTTCTGAATCAGCGTCCACATAACCACGCCCTGTTTTAAGGTCGGCAATGATCAACTTGTCCTGAGATATGCCCACCACATCGGCAGTGCCTTGTAGCGAGAACTGTGGCGTTTGGTAGAGCTTGAAGAGCTGCTCCACCTTGACATGGCCAAGCTCATCTTGAATCGCCCAAATTGCTTGTAAGTGTTCCAAGGCAAAGGAGCAATTCTCTTCAGTCATTGTGATGCCCTCAACCACTTGGCCGACAAACTTCATAGGGTCGGTGTCGAGCTGAAAGCAAGTCTCGGCCAGCGCGTGAATGGCTGTGCCAATCTTTGCTGCCTCGCCACTCTCTTGGTATGGCACAAGCGTTGACAGTCTGGCGCTTGCAGGGCAGGCGATCCAGCGTGATGCGGATGACGGCCTAAGTTTTAATGGTTGGTTTTTCA